ACGATTGATAACCATTGGGCCCTCATGTCAATGAACAGGAATGATGAGCCAAATGGTTATCAATCGTTTCGCAACGGCCCGCATAGTCCCTCAACGTGGCGTCGTCAAACCCTGTTCTCTCGGCGATAACTCTCCACATGAGGTCCACATCTGCGGGATTTTGGGGCCATGAGCCGCCAACCGTTAGCCAGTAAGGCTTCTCACGATCAACCGACTTGCGGGATCGACGCACGACCTCAGACTCAGCTCCCCTCCCAAACGTTCGCAAAATCATGCGGGCGTAATGGGAGGTTACAGGAGTGAGCGGGTCGGTTATCAGGTACCCCTCCAGCCTATCGACCGCTGCACTCTCCAACTTAATCGTCGGATCACGGGACGTAAGATGTAGCTTACGCCAGGTGCGCAGCGGGTCTTGGAATGAGGTATTCGTATTCCAAGGGTCGGGGAACACCCGAGCTAAGAAGCAAACTCCCTGCTCCGGTTGGTACGGTTCGATCTTAAGGACAAGACCCAGTCGCTCAGCGGACTTGGCCCAGCCGCGCTTGTACCGCCTATCAAAAAGCCCATCGTCACCAAAAGCTAAGCCAATGGCGCGGAAAGCCTCCGATGGGGTCAATTCGGGTTGCGTCTCCCGAACCGCGCAATACTGGACGAACCCGCCGGCGATCGTATTGGCGTCGCAAGTGGTGGGCGAACCGCTCTTCACTCCATGACCGGCGTCGTAGGCGAAGCCAAATCGCTTGGCCCGCGCCGGGCAAGTGACGAGCATGTCGAGGTGTGCCTGCAACTCCTTGCGGTAAGAGTGATGGAAATACCGCAGGTACACGGCGTTCATAACGCGCCGCTGCAGCCACACCGAGACCGTCCCGTCAAGGTTGGAGTAATCGCCCTCCGCAACCTGGTCGACCATGGATACATAATCACATACCTTGTCAGCAATGCCGCGTGGCGTTAAGCCAGGGCAAAACCAGTGCTCATTGTGCTCTGCATGCAATACCCGGTCCCTAAACGCAAGCGTAAAGGCCGACAACTGCAACAGATACCTGGCATCAGCAAACGCTGAAATAATCCGGCCAGGTTTCATACACGGTTCGTTCTTAAGGAAACACTCAATGAGCCTCCTGACTGGCATATCTACGGTCTCCCAAACTTGCTTGACAGCCAACACTTGGGAAGGCTTGTCTAGGAAACTGGCCGTGTCCTCCAGGGTGTAGGGGACACCACTCCCCGCCTCGGGGCAAACGCATCGGAGAAACTCCTCGGCGTAGCTCTGGAATTTCTTAGGCGGGATCTTGTTGTTCCTGACGAACTCCACCCGCCTTTCTAGGGAAAGCGAGAGGGCCTCCCAACGCTTTATCATGGGCATCATGTTCTCATCAGTCACAACAGGGGGTCCGTAGGATCTAGAACTCACCTCGGGGACATCGGCCTCCACCGACTCCGGCCAGTGGACACGTACGCTCGCGGGCCGGGCCAGTCGGAAGCTATCGGGGGTATCAGCAGTCCCTTTCCGATAATACTGGCCCACCAACGCGAGTTCATGAGGGCTCGTATATTTCATCCCGATCATCCGGCTGGTAACGGATTGTGAGCTCTGCAACCCCATCAACACGTCGAAGTCGATCTTCGGCATTTCGACGGTTGCGTCCTCCCCCTCCCTGCCAATGCTAATCCACTGCTTATTATCCGCATCTAGATATACGAGCGAATTCCAGCCAGGCCGGGTCGAGTCTTGAAACACGACCCGGGCGAGAGGCCTAGCGTGGACGTCATCCGCAAGGAAGGAGAAACGCCAAAAAGTATACTGGGGTATGCACCACACTAAAGCTCGATCGGGGCTATCGGCCCAGGGACGTATGTGATGAACTTTGGTCAATATGGTTTTCCTTACGCCGAACCAGCTTAATGCTCTAGACCACCAGGAGTTCAAGTACGCGTCAAGACGGATGAACTCTCCGTAACCGCACCAGTCCCACACCTCGTGGGACCAGGCCGCTCCTCCGCTAACTTGGTAACGGATCTGGTTATTCTTTATGGTGTAGACACTATCACCGTCAAGGCCGGCAACCCTACGCGGGGAAAAGGTGTGCATAATTATAGGGTTCACGTGCCCAAACGCCTCGGAGACATCCCGGAGATAATAGTCAGTATCGATACAGACTATAACCTCCCCAGTCTGTGGGATCTGATTCGACAAATCCAAATGGAGATCCCCGGCGGCGTAATGCTGGTGCTTACACCGCGCTCCCGCAGACGTACGTGATGACGGCGAAATTTCAAAACGCTTTAAGCCAGTGCTATCGATGGCGTCTGATATTAAGACGCGCGCTGCATCGCGCACGGCCCCACTGATTGGATGTCCATTATCAGTGACTCTACGTTGAAATGTGGTGGGCGTAAAGTTGTGTGGAAACCACTCAACGCTAACGTCCCTCTTTGTTCGATCAATCAAGGTTCGCTGAAAGAACCTTGAGACAGGTGATACCAAAGCCGTGGGGTATGGCCCGATCGCCACAGCCGCCACGATCCTCGCCCGCTCCCTCCACACAAAGTAGAGAGTTGCTGTTGTGGTAGCCCCTAGGATGAGCGATTTCACCACTATGGGCTCACACAGAGACGAGGAGTCCAACTCAATCTTCACCATGTTGAGTGTTCGCTTCAGTTCAGTTAGTTACTGTGTGTGTGTTTATTGTGGAAGGAAATT